ACACTATATGAAAATAAGTATAAAACTGAGGTACAGAAGTTTGCTAACGAGCAAGTTGGTAGAAGACGAAGAGACGACTACACAGACGGAGCAGTTAGAATACCAGTTAACTCAGCAAACCCATAGGAGATAAATTATGGCAATAACATCGGCAATTTGTAACAGTTTTAAAGTAGAAATATTAAAAGGTGTTCACAATTTTACAGCATCGTCTGGAGATACTTTTAACATAGCTCTATACACAAGTTCAGCTACTTTAAATAAATCAACAACTGCGTATACAACTTCAAATGAAGTTTCTGGATCAGGTTATACTGCAAAAGGAAATGCATTAACAAGCCAAACTCCAGTTTTATCTACAGACACAGCAGTTTGTGATTTTTCAGATACAAGTTTCACGTCAGCTTCTTTTACAGCAAGAGGATGTTTAATTTTTAATGATTCAGCAACAAGCGATCCAGCAGTTTGTGCAATTGATTTTGGATCAGACAAAACTGTAACAAGCGGAACTTTCACAATTCAATTCCCAACAGCAGACGCATCAAACGCTATAATTAGAATAGCATAAGGAGGAACTCCTTATGTCTACTACCTGGGGACAAAATTCTTGGGGAGATAACTCCTGGCAATCAAACGTAGTAACTGAAACTGTAACAGGTCAAGGATTAACTTCATCTATTGGTGACGGAACAAACATGGGTGTGCCTCAACAAGGTTGGGGTGGTAAAGCTTATGGTCAAAACGAGTGGAACGAATTATCAGATAATACCGTATTATTAACTGGTCAATCTGCAACTTCTTCATTAAACGCATCTGGTCTATTATCTTTTACATTAAATGGTTGGGGTAGAAATACTTGGAACTCAGAAACTTGGGGAGATAGTACAAATCCAATTGTAACTTTAGATGGTCAAAGTTTAACTTCATCTGTCGGTTCATTAGAAGCTTTCAACTTAACAGGTTGGGGCGGAACTGGTTGGAACGTTGGAGAATGGGGAGCAGTAAACGACAACTCAGCTGTATTAACTGGTTTATCAATGACAGCTTCTCTAGGTTCTTTAGAGGCTTACAACGAAGTCGGTTGGGGCCGTGATGGTTGGGGTGAAGAATTATGGGGTCAAGCAAATGACTTTGCTATAATTTTAACTGGACTAAGTTCAACTTCTTCAGTTGGTTCATTATCACCTGCAGATGTAATGGGTGTAACTGGACAATCTGCAACAACAAGTCTTGGTTCAGCCACTATGATTGGAGACGTTTCAGTAACTCCAACAGGACAATCAGCAACTTCATCACAAGGATCATTATCACCTGCAGATGTAATGGGTTTAACAGGACAATCAACAACATCATCTGTAGGAGCTTTATCACCTGCAGATGTAATGGGTCTGACTGGAATAAGTGCAACATTATCTTTAGGTGCTGTATCAACAAATTCAAATCCTATTGTAGATATTACAGGACTTGCATTAACATCTTCAATTGGAACAATAGATCCTGCAGATCAGTTTATGGGTTTAACAGGAATATCTGCAACATTTTCTATTGGTGCATTAGATCCTAACGATCAAACAATGGGATTAACTGGACAGTCTGCTACTGTCTCTGTAGCTGCATTTGGTACTTCTACAGGCTTTGGAATTCAAGCATATTCTGATATTGACACAGGTTCAAATATTTCGTATTCTGATGTTGCAACAGGTACAAATATAACATATAGTGACGTCGCATAGGAGATAAAATTTATGGCATCAACATTTTCGTCTGATTTAAAACTAGAATTAATGGCTACTGGTGAAAACGCCGGTACTTGGGGAACAAAAACTAATAACAATTTAAACCTAGTACAACAAGCAGTTGCAGGTTATGAAGAAATAAGTGCAGCATCATCTGATGTTACTCTTGCTATGTCTGATGCAACAGTTTCAAATGCAAGAAATGCTACAATAAAATTAACTGGAACTTTAGCAGCTAACAGAGTTGTTACATGTCCTGATAGTATAGAAAAAATTTACAACATAATAGATGGAACTGATCACGCAGGATATACATTAACTTTTAAAACTGCATCTGGAACAGGTGTCCTTTTATGTGAAGGTAATTGTTATGTTTTATATGCTGATGGAACTAATGTAGTAAAAGCAAATGAATACAGAAAATGGAGAACCGTAACTGCTAGTGAAACGGTTCAAGCAGGAGCAAAACTATTCGTAGATACAAATAGTGGCGCAGTAACAATAACCCTTCCAGCGTCACCCGCTGTTGGAGATGAAGTACACTTTATAGATTCAAGATTTACTTTTGATAGTAACGCATTGACTGTAGGTAGAAACAGTTCTAAAATAGCTAATGCTTCCTCAGATTTAGTAGTAAATACTGAAGGCGCAGGATTTGGATTAGTTTATTCTGGTTCAAACGTAGGCTGGACTTACATGGAGAAATAATCCATGTCTAATTACGAAGCAACTAAATATGATTTTGATGGTAGTAACCTCTCCGATGTTCAAGGAGTTAATACTGGTATAATAATACCTTGGACTTCTACCTCTGCACCCACAGGTTTTTTAGAATGTAATGGAGCGGCTATAAGTAGATCAACTTACGCGACTTTATTTGCCGTAATAGGAACTACGTACGGAGCAGGTGATGGTTCATCAACTTTTCTTTTACCTGATTTACAAAATTCAGTTGTTGTAAGTAAATCTCCAGGAAAAGCTTTAGCCTCTACTGGTGGTGCTAATACAGTGGCCTCTACGGGAAATATAACTGGTAATTTAGCGAACACTACTTTAGCTACAGAAAATTTACCTACACACCTTCACGGACTAGGAGTGGGGTCACCTGGTTCACCTTTTGCCATGTATCAAAATAGTGGTGGAATGGGTCAATCAGCAGCAAGGCCACCTGAAACAACTTTTACTTCCCCTCCAGTAGGTGGTGGTGGAGCACACAATCACCCTTATTCAGGAACTTTTTCAGGAGCAGCAACATCTGTGTTACAACCTTTTATGGCACTGATGTATGTAATTAAAACGTAAGGAATTATTATGTCAAATTATGAAGCAACTAGATATGATTTTAACGGAGCGGGTTTAACCGGTATTCAAGGTGTAAATACTGGTTTAATTGTACCGTGGTCAGATGCTTCTTTACCAACTGGTTTTTTAGAATGTGCTGGTGCAGCTGTTTCAAGATCAACTTATTCAGATTTATTTTCTGTAATAGGAACTACTTATGGGAGTGGCGATGGATCGTCTACTTTTAATTTACCTAATTTAGAAGATAAAGTAGTTTTAGGAAGATCACCAAGTAATGCTTTAGCTTCAACTGGAGGAGCAAATACAGTGTCTTCTTCAGGAAATATATCTAGCAGTGTTGGAAATACTACACTTGCAGTTCCAGAAATTCCAGCTCACAGTCACCCATCTGGGGATACAACAACTGTTACTTATGGAAGAAATGGTCTTGGAGCTGCAATTTCTATGACTATTACTGGAGCACCAAGTAACCCACTCTCAACTCAAAATGAAGGTGGTGGTGGAGCACATACTCATAACAGTAATGTAGCGTTTTCTGGAACTGCAAGTTCTGTGTTACAACCTTATTTAACAATAAAATATATTATTAAGACTTAGGAGAAAAAATGGCAAATTACGAAGCAACAAGATATGATTACTCAGGAGCAAATATAACAGGTTTGCAAGGAGTAAATACTGGAATCATAGTACCTTGGACTGTCGCTAGTGTTCCTTCTGGATTTTTAGAATGTGATGGATCTGCAGTATCTAGGAGCACATATTCAGATTTATTTGCAGTTATAGGAACAGATTATGGAACTGGTGACGGGTCTTCTACTTTTAATTTACCTAATTTAGAAGATAAATGTTGTGTAGCTAATTCTCCATCAAAGAGTTTAACTTCTACTATGGGAGCAAATACGGTAACCTCAACAGGAAACGTAACTGGGGAAGCCGCTAATCATAGTATAACTACTCCAGAAATGCCAAGTCACGCACACAGTTATAATACAGGTGGTGGCGGTAGTGCAAATGGAAACCAGTTTGTTAGAACTGAACAAGATACTGCAAATACTGGAAGTGGAACTGCTCATGGACACAACGCTTCACTAAGTTTTTCAGGTGGTTCAGATTCTGTTTTACAACCTTACTTAACTTTGATATATATTATAAAAACATAAGGAGATTTAAAATGTCAAAACACGGACTATGGACAGTAATACCAGTAGATAAAAAAATCATTAAGAAAACAGAAGATTTTTCACCTACAAATCCTGGTGTAGTATCAATAGATGATGATAGTTTTTGGTCACAATCTAAATTTAGCAATATACATGCAATTCAATTTTCAGATGATGATGTTGATAATGATCAAGTAGAATATTTAGATAATAGTGCAAATACTTCTTATGATGCAAATCTTTTAGGAGATTTTAGAACTACATTTATAAATACATTTGATGCACAACATCTTGCTGATTTACAATCAGCATGGGATAACAACAATGATCTTGATGTAGCAGATGAAACTGCAGAAGGTGGTTTTAGACCAGAAACTGAAGAAGAAAAAATTACTAGATTAGGCGCAAGACCTACAAGCTACACATCAGCCTAAGTTAATAACATCCAAGAAGTAACTATAAACTTATCTTTATCTAAAGGTGGGTTTCCTCTATGTATGTAAGGAAATGTTGCAGGCCATATTGCTATTCTTCCTACTTTAGGTTCCACTCTTTGTTTATGATATAAAAACTCTGTTTCCCCTGCTTTAACTTCATTTAAATAAATAGTAAAAGCAAGCATTCTATTGACAGTATAATTATTTTGTTTTCTTTCAACATGCCAGACATGATAACCTTGTCCTGGAGAAGTCTTTTGAATTTTAATTGATGTATAACTTAATTCATTAAAAGGTTTGTGGTATTCTAAAATATTTGTTTCTTGTAAATAATGATCTAAAGCTTGTTTAAAATTTACAAGTAAAAAATCTAGGTCGTGATCATTAAAATGTTGTAGACTTTCTCTATCTATTATAGCAGATTTATCATCTACCATATTTTTAGTTACAGGATGATATTGTTGTCTTTTAAAAACCCTATTAAATTTTTGTTCTTTATTAAAAAGTTCTAAAACTTTTTTACATAAAAATTCATCTATATATCCATCATAGATACCTATAAAATCTTTTATTGTTTCTTTTCTTTTTATAACTTTTTTCTTCATATTTAAAAATAATTAAGGTTTAATATATATCTCATATTTGTATTTTTTGGTACCACTGTTCTATGTGGAATGTTACTATCAAAAAGTAAAAGTTGGTTTTCTTTTGATTGTATAATAATTTCTTTATCGTTTATTTTTAGTTGAGTCCCACCATCTGAATCTGTAAAATTAAGTATACCTGTATTACATATAAATGGATAATCTGTATGATAATTACCTGTGCCTTCAATAAACAATTCATTTATAAACATATTAAATCGTGCCTCAATTATAGATTTAGCTTTTAATTTTAAAAGAATTGGATACAGATAGTTGTAGTGCATTTCTGAATCATTAATAAAAAAATTACAAAAAATACTGTTTGTAAAATATCCTTTATCTGTAGGAGTATTTGAACCAGTAGAGCCTTCCATTTTTCTCCAAGGAAAATTTAAATGTGTAACAATTTCTTTTAATTTTTCGTAAAAATTTTTATCTAAGAAATTTTCTATAACTTTATATTTCATCTTTTACAATCCTCCTTATAATCTTTATATGGTCCATTTTGATCTACATAATGAAAAAATACTTGAGGGTTTTCGACTCCTGTAAAAGGTTTTCTTCCATGTAAAACTTCACAACCTAAATACATTATAGCATCTCCAATTTCCATATTTAACCAATTGTTATTAAAGTGCATAGGCCATTTTGTGCCACAATTATCTATACAAGCACTTATGCTTATTTCACAAGAGGGTCTGTCCACATGATTTTTTAAAGTAGATCCATGTATATAATATCTCCAATAAGCATATGTTTCATTTAATTTTAAACCAGATATTTTTTCTGCTTTATCTTTTTTAGTAATTAAAAAAGCATCCATTAAAGGGTCTTTGTAATACGAAGGCGTAAGAGGAGATTCA